AATGACTAAAGGTTGGTTACGAATTTCATATTCAGGTGGCACACCAAGTGAAGATGACTCATTTAATCATAGCTCAACTACAGATTCAGCCCTTGGGTATGCAACTCTTAATATAACTAATGCAATGAATACAATTAATTATACAACAACTCAGACTAATGGTGGACTAACCACCAATAGGTATGGCTGGGGTCAAACGCAGATGAATAATGGTGCTACATTTACTGCTAATACAACAACTACTTATGTTTGTTCTTGGTTAGACTATACTCCTACTTTTCAAGATCCAGACAGAGCAAGTTTTGTTTTACACGGAGATTTAGCATAATGGCTAGTGAATTAAGAGTAAATACATTAAAAGATGCGAATGGCAATAATAGTGTTGCTACGAGTGTGGTGTTCAATGGTAGTGCTAAAGCATGGGTTGAATATGATGGCACTGCAAGTGGAGCAACTATTGGGGATAGTTTTAATGTAAGTTCAACAGATGATGATGCTACAGGTGACTATGGAGTTAATTTCACTAATGCTATGGGTAATACAAAATACACTTGTACATTTGGAGATGGTGAAGGAACAAGCTCATCAGGATTAAGGTTTTTAATTGATGCAGGCAGCACTACATCCTCTCAAGAATTATATGCAAGAAATGTATCAAATTCAGCACAAGATGTTGATGCTGCATCAGTTGTAATACATGGAGACTTAGCATGAGTAAAGCAGCAGATTTAGCAAAGTTTATAGGTGGTGGTTTTTCAGGTAAAGTTTTACAACTTGTAAGCACGAATAAAACTGATAAAACAGATAGTGCAGATTTTGATGCAAGTTTTGAAAATGTAAGTGGATTAACTGTAAATATTACTCCATCATCTACCTCTAGTAAAATATATGTTATCGCCACCTTACAAATTTCAGTTGCAGGTTATCACCTTACTTTTAGAATTGCTAGAGGGGGAAGCACTATAGTAGAACCAAGTACAGCAGGAAATAGAATGCTAGGTATGACACATATTTATGGTAGCTCTTCTTTTAATGATCATTACAATATTGAAAGTAAAGTAATGCAAGTTTTAGATAGTCCAAGTTCTACATCAGAGCTAACTTATAGTGTGCAAGGAAAAAATGCAAACAATCCAAACACTACTGCTTTAGTTGTTAATTCAACACAAAATGATGTAGATGCTGCTTACAATTCAAGAGTTATTTCAACTATTACAGCTATGGAGATTGCAGGATAATGACTGCTAACTTAAATAAATTAAGGATGGAAAGAGATTTGCTTTTAAATGAAAGCGATTGGGTAGTTATTAAAGCTCAAGAAACTAGCACATCTATTCCATCAGCTTGGACTAAATACAGACAAGAACTTAGAGATATAACAAAAACATACAAAAGTATGGATGACGAAGGTTTTGCTTTTCCAACAAAACCAACGGATACTGAGTAATGCTAGGCTTTAATGCTTTTTCAGCACAGCCTTTTGGAGCCATTGGAACTGTTTTTCTTGGTGTTTCGACTCAAAGTTTAAATTTTACAGAAACTTCTGCCGCTATAAAAATAGGTGTTAGCTCTGCTGAGATGTCTGGTATTGCTTCTAAGCAATCTGTTGGTGTTGGTATACTTGCAGGTATTGCAGATATAAGTGGCAATTTTACAGAAACATCTAATGCCATTAAGGTAGCAACTGGAGTTTCAGATATTAATTTTAATAATACCCAAACTTCTTCGGCATTAAGGTTAAGGTTAGGAACATCAAGTCAAAGCTCAAACTTTATTGAAACAAGCGATGCTATTAAAATAGCTGTAGGAACTTCTGATATTAGTTTTATCAACACACAAACAGGAATAGGAAATATAATTTTGTCTGGTGTAGGAGAGCTATCTTCTTCAAATACACAAACAACTGCTGGTATTAAAATAGCTATTACTTCTGCGGATATTACATCTGATTTTACAGAAACAAGTGCTGGTATAAAGATAGCAATCACTTCTTCCGAAATGAGTGGTATTTCATCTAAAGCTGCTGTAGGAGTGGGTATATTAGCTGGTGTAAGTAGTTTAAGCAGTGATTTTACAAAAACCTCTGACGCTATAAGAATAGCTTCTGGTGAATCAGATATAAGTTTTACAAACACACAGACAACAGATGGTATAAAGATAGCTGTTTCTTCTGCTGAAGTATCAAGCAATTTTACAGAAACTTCTTCTGGTGTAAGATTAAGAACAGGCACAAGTGAACAAACTGGACAGTTTACACAGACGGCAAATAGTATTAAGATAGGGGTGGGTATATCAAGCCAAGAGTTTAATTTTATTAAATCAACTTTAGGTGAGTTATTATACGAAGATGTTATTGATAAAGATGATACTGTTGTTAGTAGAAGGAGAGCTTTAAACTTAAATGTTGCAACTTTTGATGAAATTACACCAAGTGCAAACGAAAGTTACAGTCCAGTTACTCCGAGTGGCTCTGAAACTTTTAATACAATATCACCAAGTGGCTCTGAAAGTTATACAGAAATTACGTCACCAACAACAGAAACATATGAAGAAATAAACGCATGAGGTAAAAATGGCAAGTCAATATACAGACAATAGTGGAATAGAACTCATAGGGGTTGGCGAACAATCGGGAACCTGGGGTACAACCACCAATAATAATTTAGAAATTATTGACAAAGCGTTGAATGGCGTGACAGATGTAGCTGTAACAGGTGCTATGAACATAACTGTAACTGATGGAGACAAAACTTCTAATGGTCACACAAGAGTTTTAAAGTTAACAAATGGCGGAGGTGGTGCATCTATTTTAACGATACACCCAGACGATAGAGAAGCTTTTTACATTGTTCACAATGGATCAGGATCCACTGTAACTTTTAAACAAAGAGCAGCTAACACTGGTGTTGCTGTACCAGATGGTGCAAAAGCTTTTATTTATGCAGATGGAAAAGGAACTAATAACGCAGATGTGTTTGATCTTTTGTCAGATATATCGACTGGTGGTACAAAGGTTACTCAAGCAGAGTTAGCTTTATTAGCAGGTGGAAGTACTATCGGAACCACGGCTGTTGCAGCAGGTGATGGTATCCTTACAAATGATGGTGGCACGATGAGACAAACAACTGCCGCCACATTTTCAACTTACTTTAATCAAAATCTAGTTGAAGTAAAATCACTTGCTACAATCTCTGGAGCGTTAGATGTGATAGCAGGTGCAGCTACATCTGTTTATCAACAAGTCGTAGTTTCTAGTGGCACTCAAACAATAAATGTGCAAACTGATAATTTGGTAGCTGGACAATATGTTATTATTGATAAAAAAACTTCAGCAAATAGTATGACTATAAACTGGAACGCTGGAGATGGAAGTACCGCCTTATCGGGAGACAATGTGTCAAGAGGTATTTCTTTAGGTAGTAGTGCTGAACTAGCAATAGGTATATATAATGGAACAAGTTTTTCTTTTACAGAAACAGTTAAGTTTTAGGTGATTAATGTCTATACCTTTGGTATCAAATGTTGGCTTTACAGAAGTAACTCAATCTTTAGTTGATAGTAACTCTGGTGTTTTAAATGATATAGCTGGTACAGCAAAATCAAAACTTCCTCTTCAATATTTTAAGTTAAACGAAAATATTAGTGGTAACTTAACCATGAATAATGATTCTGCTCATAAAAAAATTATATTAGATACAGATGGTAAAACATTATTAAACTCAGCTGGTTCTCCTTTAACACAAAATTCAAGCACTGCTTTAGAATTAAAAGGCTCTGGTAATGTTCAATCAACATTAAAAACTTCTACTTTAGAACAAACAGATGCCACTCACACAGGAACTACAAATTTTTCTAATTCTGATTCATCTACTATTGTTGTTTCAGATGTTGGAACAGATACTACTGTAGAAAAATATCTTGATGTAACAATGACAAGTAGTAGTGGCGGACAAGCAAGTGTGGATCTTACTGGAGCACAAGTTGATTCAGGTGGCACAACAACAGTAGGAGGAAGCACACCTGGTGCCTCAACTATCTTTTCGGCTGGTAGCACTAATAATGGTTTTTCTATTGCTAATGGAAATACATCAGTTGTTTTTATAGGTGACACAGCAACAAGTTCATCATCTCCTAATTCTTACAATTATCGTCTTTATATTGGAACTACTGCAAATACTACCATTGCTTTAAACCCATACGAAAATGCTAATATTGGTTCAGGTACAAATTATGCTAATATGGGTTTTGGTGGTAAAATGGGTTTCCACAATGGTAATGGGAATAGTCACACCTTTGGTTTTACGGGGATGTATACTGTCGGACCCTCTCAAGATGAAGCAGGTATTGGTAATTTAACTTTCACAAGAAGAATGTGGTTTAGAGTTATAAGATCTGGTAATGACAGATCTTTTGTTTTTACAAATAATTTAAATGTTGCTTGTGTCTTAAGTGGTGCTGATCCATTTGATAATGTTACTGTAAACTCTGGTGCAACCGCATCATCATCATCTACAAACAGTACAGACGGAACTTTTAATATAACAATGACAATTTCTGGTAATGATGACAACAGTCTTCCTCTTGCTTTAGCTAAATTTAATAATGGAACAGGAACAGTTGATACCTCTACACAAGGATATACTGGAACTCGTTCTTCAGATGTGGCGATAGATTAATGGCATACACAAGTTTAAAATTTAGACCAGGTATCATATCAGATGTAACCTCTTATAGTAACGAGGGTGGTTATATCGATGGAGATAAGATAAGATTTCGTAATGGCTTTCCAGAAAAGTTTGGAGGTTGGGTAAAACAAAATAGTAATACCTATCTTGGATCTGCTAGAAGATTACATAACTGGGTTGCTTTAGATGGTTCTGATTTTTTAGGTATAGGCACTCATCTTAAATACTATATTGAAGAAGGTGGCACTTTTAATGATATTACTCCAGAAAAAGATCCTACTGCGGCTGGTGACATAACTTTCGCTGCCACTAATGGCTCAACAACTATTACTGTTACAGATGCGGCACATGGAGCCAATGTAAATGATTTTGTTACATTTTCTGGTGTAGATTCTAATGGTCTTGGATCAAGTGGTAATATTACACAAGCAATTTTACAAGCAGAGTTTCAAATTGTATCTATTATAAGTTCTAATTCTTATACAATAACATCAAGTGTAGCAGCTAATTCATCTGATACTGGTAATGGTGGATCGAGTGTAGTGGGTACTTATCAAATAAACACTGGTCTTGATGCCACGGTTGGTGGTACAGGGTGGGGTGCTGGTCAATGGAGTGGTACAACTGACGGAGCATTAGCTACAACAATTAATGAAGGTGGCACATTCAGTAATTCAGATACAACACTTACAGTTACAAGTGGATCTGGAATAGAGGCAACTGATATCATATTGATTGAAGAAGAATTACTTACTGTGACTAATGTAGCTACAGACGATCTTACAGTTACAAGAGCATCAAGTGGTACAACAGCTTCAACTCATGCAAATGGTACACTTGTTAGACTTGCTTCTGGTAACGCAGATTCTGCAAATGACTTTGTAGGATGGGGTCAAGCGTCTTCAATCACGGCTCCTGGAGCAGAGATAAGAACTTGGTCACATGATAATTTTGGTGAAGATTTAATTATAAATCCAAGAGACGGTGCTATATATTACTGGGATAAATCGAGTGGACTTGGTGTTCGTGCAAAAGAACTAAGTGCTTCACCTGTTTTTTCTACTCGAACAAGTGTTCCTACCATAGCTAAACAAGTTTTAGTGTCTGACCAAGATCGTCATGTTATTGCTTTTGGGTGTGATGGATTAGGTGCAACATCTACAACAACACAAGGTAACGAAATACAAGACCCACTATTAATACGTTTTAGTTCTCAAGAAAACCCCGTTGATTTTTTTCCTACTGCAACAAACACAGCAGGTGATCTAAGACTTGGTGGTGGATCAACTTTTGTTCAAGCTGTAGAAACAAAGCAACAAATACTGGTATTTACAAATAAAACATTACACTCTATGAAATTTATTGGGCCGCCATTTACTTTTGGTCTGCAAGAATTATCAAAAAATATTACGATTATGAGTCCAGCCTCTGCCGTGGCTGTTGAAGATGTGGTGTTTTGGATGGGTGTTGACACCTTTTATATTTATGCTGGAGGCACACAACAGTTACCTTGCACTGTAAAAGATAAAGTATTTTTAGATTTTAACTTTGATGAGAGAGACAAGGTTCATGTTGGTGTTAACTCAGAGTTTAGTGAAGTTATTTGGTTTTACCCAAAAGCAGATAGTTCTTCTGTTAATGCTTATGTTGTTTACAACTATGCAGAAAAAGTTTGGTATTATGGAACACTAAACAGAGACGCTTGGATAGATCGTGGTATCAGAACATTTCCAATCGCAACGGGTAATTCTCTTTTATATAACCACGAATTAACAAATGATGATGACGGATCAGCTATGACTTCGTTTATTGAATCAGGGCCCATGGATATGGGGGACGGTGACAAGTTTGTTTCTATAAAACAAATGTTACCTGATATTACTTTTAATGGATCTAGTAATCCAACACCAAGTGTATCGTTTACTTTAAAGGCAAAAAACTCTGCTGGAGGTAACTTTCTGCAAACAGAATCAAAAGATACTTCTCGAAGTACAACAACTCCAATAGAGCAATTTACAGGTAAGATAGATTATCGATTACGAGGACGTTCTTTTGCTATAAAAGTAGAGTCAACGGGTACTGGTGTTAAATACAAATTAGGCACACCTCGTGTTGACATGCGACCAGATGGGAGAAGGTAATGTTAGTTAGTGGCATACCACAATATTTGCAAAATTTAAGAAATGCAACAATAGATTTAACAACAGCAAACACTGGATTAAAAAATCTTTATACTGTGCCAACAGATGCAGATTTTAATGCGTCCGTTATAAATTCTATACTTGTGTCTAACGATAGTGGTAGTGCCTCAACAATTGATGTTTTTATAGATAGTTTGCCTATATTTAAAGCCAAAGCAGTTGCAGCAAATACAACAATAGAATTATTGACAAAAGATCTTGTATTAAATGAAGGTGAAATATTAAAAGTTCAAGCGGCAGATAATGATAGATTAGCCGTTGTTGCAAGTATACAAGAGTTTGCGAAGACAAGAATAACAACAAGTGCTATAAGTGGAATCTAGCATTGAAGAAATAAGAAATAATTGATAGAATAGTGAATAATGGGAATATTTAAAAGTTTTACAAAAGTGTTGAAAAAAGCAGCTCCAATAATAGGAGGAGCTATAGGCTTTGGAATAGGAGGAGGAGCACTTGGAGCGGCTCTTGGTTCAGGAATCGGCAGTCTTATTGGAGGAGGAGACACAGAAGATGCCTTAAAAGCTGCAGCTTTAGGTGGTATTGCTGGATATGCAGGAGGCAAGTTTTTTGGTCCGTCTACTGCAAGTAATTCTGGTTTTGTAACTGGCCCAGAAATAATGACAACTTCTGCATCAACTGCTCCAGTCAGTGCTATTAAGTCCGCAGGGAGCAGTGGAATGATGAGTGCATTGAAAGACTTTGCTACATCTCCCGTAGGAATTGCAAGTATTGTTGGTGCTGGGGGTTTAGCGGCTCTTGGAGGAGAAGAAGTTGATACGACAACAAGTAGCCAACCACCTTATCCAGAAGGCAAGACAAGATTAGGTTATGGTAGAATAGGAGACAAATTCTATAATCTAGATGATGATGATGAAAGAAAACAATACTTTGAAGATTTAAGAAATAGAAACAAAGACGATGATGAAGTTGTTACTATGTCTTCTGGAGGACTTAACTTGTTAGGAGAGACAATTAATAGAGGTCTTCATAATGAAATTAAAGGTAGAGCAGATCAGATACAACCTTTTTTAGATCAAGTTGGCGATATGGCTCAAGATAAGTTTGGTGTTGATGTAACAGCAGGTTCTGGTTTAGGTGGTGGTTTAGGTTTTCCTTCTCAACTACCTGGTTTAGGTGGCGGTTTGGGTATGCCTAATGCAAATCAATTAGGTAATAGACTACCTGCTTTTACAGATGACATGGCAAACAGATTATTTGAAGCAGGTAAAAATCAAATGGGGAGTAATGCTTACGCACCAAGTGGCAACTCAAGATCAGATATAAGAGCAGCATATATGCCTATAGATCAAGGTGACGGAATAGATCAGTTTGGAAAATCAATGGAAACAACGGGTTCAACTACAGTTCCTAAAGATCCTGGAAAAGCATTAGAGTTACTTGGCAATGCTTTTAACAGAGGTGTGTCAACTGTTGGAAGTTCACCGTTTGGAAGTGGACAATCAAGGTTAGGTGGTTTAGGTGCAATAGGAAGTTTATTCATGAATGATGGAGGAGAGGTCAACGGACCAGGGACGGGTACAAGTGATTCTGTTCCAGCAAGATTATCAGATGGTGAGTTCGTATTAACTGCAAAAGCTGTAAGAGGTGCTGGAGGAGGAGATAGGGACTTGGGTGCAGCAAGAATGTATGATATGATGTCAGAGTTAGAGAGGGTCGCATAATGGCAACACAAACAGTAGATCAAACCCAAACCGTTAGATTAGCACCATTTCAAGAAGAATTTTTAGCAGATATATTTGCTAGTGCTAAAGGTTTAACAGGTGAAGGTTCACAAATGCCTTACTTTAAACAAACTGTAGAAGGTTTGTCACAAGGTCAACAACAAGCTATAGCAAACGCACTCAGTGGAGTAGGTGCATTTCAACCTTTTTTGCAACAAGGTAGTGCAGCAGTTGGTCAAGGTATTGCAGGTGCACAAGGAGCAAGTTATGATCCGACTTCCTATCAACAATTTATGGATCCGTATACAGAAGATGTTATTGCAAGAACTCAAGCAGACATTGCAGATAAAGGAAGGCAACAACAAAATCAAGCACAAGCAAGTGCAGTAGGAGCTGGTGCGTTTGGTGGTTCTAGACAAGCTGTATTGCAAGGACAAATTGCAGCAGACACAATGGATCAACAAGCAAGAACTGGAGCTCAGTTAAGGTCACAAGGTTTTCAACAAGCACAACAAGCGGCACAACAAGCGGCAAATCAACAGTTAAGACAAGCACAATTGACTGGTCAGTTAGGAACTGCACAAGCTGGTCTTGGACAGTTGGGACAACAAATGGGCGTACAAGATATTAACACATTACTAGGTATTGGTGGACTGCAACAGCAACAAGGACAGAGAGAAAGAGATGTTGAAAGAGCAGACGCACTTGCACAACAAGCCTTGCCTTATCAACAAGTTGGTTTTATGTCTGATATCTTTAGAGGTGTTCCAGCATTACAATCTACCTATTCAACAACAAGTAGACCTGGTCCAAGTATGGGATCACAGTTAATGGGACTAGGTATCGCGGGTCTTGGAGCAGTAGGATCTGCTGGAGGGTTTGGTAATTTCTTTGGTGGTCCGAGGTATACATAATGAGTATATACAATAGACCAATGTTTCGTAAAAAAGGTGGAGCCGCTGGGATCATGGCTAGTGGACCAGAGTTAATTAAAAGATCTAATGGTGGTGGATTTAATCTATTCTCATCAGTACAAGCTAATCCAGCTTTAAGTATTCCAAAACAATTTGATTTTGATCAAGGCTTTAAAAAAATACTACAAAGAACACCAGGTGTTTATGGAGAAGGCAAACCTCAAACAACAATAATAAGCACAGAAGATGTTGATCCAGAAGCTAAAGCAAAAGAGAAAACTCAATTAGAGGAGTTAGCAGGAACAGAAGCTAAATTAGCAAAAGACACCGCAGTTAAAAAAGACAAAGATGCTATTAAAATAAACGAAACTAATAAAAAAATATTAGATAAAAAAGTTACAAAAAATGATGATAGTATTGATGAAGGAACTGGTGAGGTGTTTACTTCAGCAGATGACGATCCTTCTTTAGTTACAGAAGGAGAAACTACTGAAGGGACAACAACAAAATCGTTTGATTTTAGTGACGTAAATCAAAGAATACAAAACCAGACCAAAGAGCTTCAAGATGTGTATAATAACTATGCCTCAGATTTAGAAGATGTTAACTCTGCCACTTATCTAGGTACAACTTACGAACAACATCAACAAGATTATTTTGATGCCTTAAATAAAAAACCAGAAGAAGTTACTTTTTCAGATGTAAAAGATGCAGCTTTTGATATGCTTGGATACGACAAAGATAAGTTAGATGAAAATTTATCAAAAGATCAACAAGGTTCTATTTGGCTTAACATGATGAGAGCAGGTCTTGCTATGGCGG